GCTTTGTCTCTGTCCACAAACCCATCCTCTAGTATGTCTTGTAGAACAATACCTTTGTCCTCTGGTTGTGTGACATTGGGTATGTTAGTCCAATACAAACGCTGTCGGTTCTGTGCAGACAATAGCCTACTGTTGATAGCGATAGGTTGTACACCTAGTGCATCAGATATCACGTCCTGATACTCTTGCTTCATGCGTACATTCTCAAGCAAGAAATACTTGGGCTTACACTCTTTTAGAATACGCACATACTCAAAGAATAACTTACTACGTGGGTCATCAAAATTTAATTGTCTCCCTGCAAAGCTAAATCCCTGACAAGGGCTACCCCCAACAAGTAGGTCAATGTCACCTTCTTTGAAGGATATATCTTGTACATCACCCAAGTGTATAATGTCAGGATGATTTGCCTTGGCTACATTGATAGCATACTTGTCTATCTCACTAGCATAATAGTTGGTTACAGGTATGCCTAGTCTCTTGAGTGCTACATATGACATAGCACACCCATCAAATACACTTAATACATTCATGTGTTTTCACTCCTATACTAATGTTAATAGTGCAGATACACTTTCCAAACTTTGTTTTATAGCTTCTTGCCTGTCATCTGTAGTATAAAATAGTTCTTTTATTTCTTCACCTTTTATATATCCTACAATAGCATATCTCATCATATCCTCACGCTTTGCTTCATCATTATTATGAAATGCCCATAGCTGTACATACGTTTCTGAATCATTATCGTAGTTAAAACAAACAGAACCACAAGTATCATTCCAGTAACAGCTATCCTGCCAATTTGTAGGTGAAGAATAATACCCTTCTGATTTCTCGTTTATCTCTTTTAGCAAGTCTTTAAAAAATACTTCACATTCTGGGTCATAATACCAATGTATAAAGTTATCCATAGAATCTCTCCTGTATTTGTTGTTTAGCTTTACGATTTGCTTTACGCAAATTTTTCCACTCAGGTTGCTTACCTCTAGTCAATTTCTTGACGTGTATCTTTTGAAAGTTTTTTATCGTCCTGCCTTGCATAACTTCCCTTGCCTTTCTTGTTTGGTTTAACTAGGGCAGATTGCCTACGTCTTGTTTGCAACATTGCCCTAGCTATTGGATTTATCCTACGCACTTTGACGAGATACAAACTGACCAGTTACTGCATCACGTGATACTTGCAAGTAACCCTTGTTGCTTGAGAATGTACCCTTCCTTTTGTATCGGCTAGTCGTTCTACGAAATTGTAGATTATCTACACCAATTGGATTGCGAATGATTGCTTTTACATTTACAGTTTTAGTTTTGAATAGCATAATATTTCTCCTTTTCTATGCTGTTTGAGTTAGTGATAGTTTTCTTGTGAAGCCACTATCAAAGCTACCTACGTCTTGTTTATAGTCGTATATAGGCTTAACCATGTTTATACTCATTCGACTAGTAACTTTATGCGTCAATTACAAATCCTGTATTGTCATACCTTGCTTTACCTTTTGCATACAAGGCAACTACAACACCCTTGGGGTCTAAAAATCTTAGGTCATCTTTATCCCCATCCACTACATCAAACCCCATAAATTTCTTTGGTATCTGGTGCTTGTGTCTGAATACTACTGCCATATTATTTGTTTTTCTGTCTCTCATCTCATCTAATACCATTGCACTGTATCTGATAGTCGCTCTACTGTAAGATAATGTCAAGTGGTAATTTTTAGGTAGTTTTTTACGTACCCTTTTTACATCTTTTGTATAGTCATAAAACTGGATATCTGGATAATCTTTTTCCATGTCAATATGTTTTTCCCATCTGATATCACTAGTACCATTCAGTCTTACACAAGGTGTAATACCACGTTTTAAGCAATACGTCTGAAACTTGCGTAAATCCTCGTGTAATTGTGCCAGAAAAACTTCTGGAAAATCTCGCCATAATACAGTTTTACGCATCCTACCACGTTGAACCACGTTCATCTGTCCACGTCCTGCTTCGTCAAGACAAGGCTCTTTACATCCTGCCAATACTGCCATAGGGCATAAATTAACACCCTCAACTTTATCCGCTGGTGATAGATACATAATAGCTGTCAAGTATTCTGAACCATCACCCTTGATAGTTTTGGCATTGTTACCAACACCTAGTAAATTATAATTGCTCATTTTCTCACCTTTTGTTTTATTCTGTATAGGATACACCCTATCATAAGAATATACCCAACACAAGATAAAAAACAAGGGATTTGTGCATGGCATACTCTAGACGCAACTATGCTGCATTTAGATACACTCCACCCTTGTCCAAGCGTTCTGTCCACTATACTGAATACTATCTCACTTCGACCTCACCTATTGGCTAACTAGGTGCAATAGCGTTACAGTATAGCAGGTATTAAGGCGCACTTATAGTGTCTTTGGCTTTCCCTCACATGGCACTTCCGATGCACACGCTATCGTTTATGGCTAGTCCTTGCCTATTACTGGTGATAGTAACCTAGTATAATTTTTGTATCTGGTTTTTTATTCCTTTATTTGTTTTTGTTTCCTTTATTATAGTCTATTATTATTTTGTTTTAGTCAAGTATTATTTTTTAGTTTTTATTATACTGAATAGTTGCCTTGGCGTTCATCCAGTTTTATAAAACATTTTCTCAAAGGTGTTTGTTGAGTTGTCAATTAACCATAATCTCGTTTATGGTCTTCTTAAAAATGTCTTACGTTATAATCTTAGCATTAAATAAAAAACAAAGTAAAGTATTTTTTTAATTATTTTTTAATTTTGTTGTTAAGTTATTGAATTAAAAAGAATCTTTTTTTATTTTGTATTGATATTTGTTGGGATTGTTTTTCTGCATTATATAGTGTTGATATTTTTTGTAGGGGATAGGGTGCAAAATTTGTGATAGGGGATGGGGTATTTTTTGATAATGATTATCAATAGCAAATTATATGCACCCACTTTCTGTAATTCTTTACAGTTTTATTTTTGTAACTTTTTACAATATACATTTTAGGGGCAATTGATAACATAACAATTGACTATAAATAATAAAACATAATAAAAACAATGCATTAGATAGATATTGATTACATTAATTGCTCATTTTCTGGAATAAAACATAATATTCTTTTAAAATCAAAGGGTAGGGCAGGATGCCACCCCCCCTCCATACGTTACGTATACACAGAAATACACAGATTAGGAATATTAAGTGTTAACCACAAGGGTAACTGATAAACCATATATATGGTAGGTCATATTTCTGACACACAAAATAAACAACTAATGCATTTTAGGGGTTGACAGCATACCCTATTCTGTGGTATAACTTCTATATTAAATAAAAACATTAAATGTTCTTTAAAAAAAGTAAGATACATTAAATAATAACATTAAATAAAAGAAACAATCTTGTTAAAGACATTAAATGTAACATTAAATATAGCTATCTGAAAGATATATGTACAAAATAGGAATTTACTCTTGACAAATAAGAAGAAATCTGTAAAACTATATACAGATAATGTGCTTGAAGCATTTTATGATGGTATAAAGAATAACACATTACGTGATTTACATATACCACATAGTGATGTATTCTATGTAAGAGCAGCAGTAGAAGCATACTATGGTCGTAAGTTTACCCTAGAGCATGTAGAGAAAGCTATGAAAGCTGAAGGCTGGAAGGATACTGATGATGTATAGTGTGATAAAATGTTTACTACTTGGGTAATGGCGTGTTCAATGTATGTGGGTAGTTGTGTATTACTTGAAGACAGTTATGGACCATATAATACTAGAGAAGAATGCAAGGCACGTGCTACTGAAATAGTAGATGATGTAGATGTAATATTTAGTGGTGGGCATACGTACAGTTTTAAATGTGAGTATGATAGAGGTATCTAATGTCAATAGAATATCGTGGCATAACATTTTCTGGGTATAATAAACCAAAGCCTTCTAATCGTGAAGGTAAGAAATATATGGTATTGGCAAAGGATGGTGACAAAGTAAAGTTAATACACTTTGGTGCTAAAGGTTATGGTCACAATTATAGTGATGCTGCACGTAAATCATTTCGTGCTAGACATAACTGTGATACAGCTACAGATAAACTGACAGCACGATATTGGTCATGTAGATTTTTGTGGAAGGGCAAGGGTGGTTCTACAAAGTCTAGCCCTAAATCAAGAAAAGGAAAATACTAATGGCTAACATGTCTCTTTCAAAAGCTAGAACAATTCTTGAATCACCAAAAGATTACACACCACAAGAAGTAAAGAATGCTAAAGCCAAGGTAGCAAATCCTGAAGAAACTGTACAGGCTAGTAAAGGTGCATTAATGAAAAAGAAAAATAAAGACAAAGATGTAATGGTTGTTTCAATTGGTGTAGGTACTATGAAAAAGAAGGATGCCAAAAAACTTGCTAAAGCACAAATGGCTGAAGGTGGTATGGCATATGGTAAGAAGCATATGTACGCAGCAGGTGGTTCAGTTACAATGAACCCCGGTCTAAAAGCATTGAAAGCTAAAAGCCCAGAAGCATTTAATAAAATCACTGGGAACTAATGCACCCAATAGAACAAGACATACGTAATTGGTCACACAACTTTCTTGAAATACCAAACGTAAAGTTAAACGGATTACCACCATGTCCATACGCAGCTAAAGCGTGGGCAGATAATCAGGTAATTTTTAGTGTTAACACAGGTCTTGAAGGTCTACGTGCAGAGATACAGATATTTGATAGCCATGATTACGACATAGTTGTATGGGCTGACGAAGACATGCCAAGCATGGAATACCTAGATGGTTTTTGTGATGGCATGAATGAAGCACTAAGCCTAGCAGGTATAGATTTACACCTGATGGTGTTTCATCCAGAGTTTGATGCTAGTGATGCAGGGCTTGACTTTTTAGAAGAAGATGGTATAACTAGTAGTGATTTAGAATACTGCATGGTTTTTGTGCAGCGTTTGTCAGTGTTAGATGATGCTGCACTGAGTTTAGAGAAGTCAGGATACTATAAACATTTTCCTGATGAAACATATGAAGCCTTGGTTCTTGATAGAAGGAGATTACGTAATGGCAATGGGTAAAACAAAAGTAGCTAAAAAGAAAATGATGCGTGGCGGTGTTGCACAAAAGAAGATGCGTGGTGGTGGCATGGCTAAGATGGCTAAAAAGAAAATGATGCGTGGTGGCGTAGCAAAGAAAAAGTAATGTCTGACTTAAAGAATATTATAGTAGATGCTTATTGGACATTTTTAAGTCATCTGTTTTTGAAGATAGCTAGACTACTTGGCAGGTGGAATGTAAAACTGCACAAGTGGTCAGTTATCTGTATTGATAAGGTTAGGATAAAGTAATGCCTAGAACACAAGATGGTTCAAAATTTGTTACACAAACTACTGACCTAACTACCACATCAGATACAGATGTATATGTTGTTCCAAAAAACTTTTCATCTCATGTTTATAATCTTATGATTAGTAATACTAATTCATCTAATGAAGATTATACACTAAAAATATATGAAAAGTTAACTAACACCACACATACTTTATTTACATCTCATCCAGTAACAGGTAAAGATTTTGAGAATGTATTTACAAATACTACTCCTTTATTTTTACACGCAGAAGATAAAATAATAATAGCGGCTGATAGTGCAAATCAATTAACTGCACTTGTAGCTGCTGAAGAATTTTATGACCCATCAAGGTAGGGAGATAGGAGATGGCACGTGTCTCTACAAAAAAAAACCTCACAAACTGCAAAGAAAAAGAAACCGACTAGAAAGGTTAGCCTTTCGCAAGGCGGTACGACACAGAGCAAATCAAGAGTTAACGAAGCTGGTAACTATACTAAGCCCACAATGAGAAAGAACTTATTTAATAAAATAAAAGCTGGTACTGCTGGTGGCGGTGCTGGTCAATGGTCAGCAAGAAAGGCCCAGATGTTAGCCAAGCAATATAAAGCAAAAGGCGGTGGGTACAAATAAAATGCTACACGTGAAAGGGGAGACACATGTTAGCAGAACTAGCCGCAGCCAATGCTGCATTTGGTGTTATAAAACAAACCGTAATGAACGGAAAAGATTTAGCTAGTGCTGCACACAGTATTGGTGAATACATTGGAATTAAAGAAAAGTTAGAGAAGCAAGGTAGTAAAAAGAAAAATTCTTTCTGGTCAGCTTTCAAAGGTAAAGGTGCAAATGATTTAGACGAGTTTATGGCACTTGAAAAGATAAGAGAACAAGAGCATGAACTTAAAGAACTGATGATGTTATATGGTAGACATCATTTGTGGGATGATTGGGTAGCATTCCAAGCCAAGATGAGAAAGCAAAGAAGAGAAGAAGAGGCACAAGCACGTAAAAGAAAAAAGCAGATAATAGAAGGTATATTACTTACTATACTTATTATTGTAGGATTAGGTGGTTTAGCTTTAGTAGTCTGGTTTGCTCTTTTCTTGAAAGGTTTATAATGTCACTAGCAAAATCACAAAAGAGTTTAAAGTCATGGACAAAACAAAAGTGGAGAACCAAATCTGGAAAACCATCAGCAGAAACTGGAGAAAGATACCTTCCTACTTCAGCGATAAAGAGCCTTACATCTGCGGAGTATGCGGCAACATCACGAGCGAAACGCCAAGGAACAAAGCAGGGAAAACAGTTTGTGAGGCAACCAAAGTCAATTGCAAAGAAAACAGCGAGGTTTAGACGTGCTTAATATGCTGATAGGACCTGTAGCAGATTTAGCTGGTACATGGTTACAAGGTAAGGTAGAAGAGAAGAAAGCACAGTCAGCTACTAAGGTAGCCAAGGCACAAGCTGAAGCTGTAGTAATGCAGAAGAAAGCTACAGGTGAAATTGATTGGGATTTGGAGATGGCTAAAGGTAGTCAGTCTTCATGGAAAGATGAGTGGCTTACCATTTTATTTAGTATTCCATTAATCTTAGCATTCATACCGGGAATGGAAGAGGTAGTAGCAAATGGTTTTGCCCAGTTGGAAGCAATGCCTCAGTGGTATCAGTATAGTCTTGGCATTATTGTGGCTGCTTCTTTTGGAGTACGTAGCGCAACGAAATTCTTCGGAAAGAAATAACAATGGCTGCAAAGACGATATTAGAGTACAAGATTCTACCACGATTAATGATGCTTGTAATGACAATAATGTATATACGAGTGATTGAGTGGGGCATTTCATTAGATGATATTAGCACACAACAGAGTGCAATGATATCTGTAGTTAGTGGTGCAATGACAGGTGCATTTGCAGTTTGGTTAGGTAGTGAAAAGAAATGAAGTACGATAGAGAAATCTTTATAAAGAAGCTGATTGATGGAGAAGGTCTTGTGCTGACAGTGTACCAAGATACGCTAGGCATTGATACAATCGGCATCGGAAGAAACCTAAAAGACCGTGGCATTAGTAAAGCAGAACTTGACCATATGGATATTCCAAATATGGATGTTGTATACGAGCATGGCATTACAAAAGAAGATGCGGTTTATTTAGCAACGAATGACGTACAGATTGTCGAAGAAGAACTATGCCGAGCGCATCCTTGCGTGGATAGCTTAGACAGTGTACGTCAACTTGTAGTAATGGACATGGCATTTAACATGGGTGTACCAAGATTAAAGAAGTTCAAGAACATGTGGGCAGCTATACATGACAATGACTTCAAGACTGCCGCAAAAGAAATGCTTGATAGCAGATGGGCAAGACAAGTAAAAGGACGTGCCACACGTTTAGCCCATGCTATGGCAACAGGAGAAATGAAGTGACACGACAATTAAATGACAGACAAAAAAAGTTTCTTGCAGTTCTCTTTGAAGAAGCTGGTGGTGATGTCGTACAAGCAAAGAAGATTGCTGGGTATGCTCCCAACACACCTACTACAGATATTGTAAAAGGACTGAAGGATGAGATACTAGAAGCTACATCTATGTACATGGCACGTAATGCACCAAAGGCAGCAATGGCTATGACAGGTGCGCTGTATGACCCAACAGAATTAGGTATACGTGATAAGATGGCAGCAGCAAAAGAATTACTAGACCGTTCAGGTTTGGTGAAGACAGAAAAAATGCAAGTGGAATCTAGTGGCGGTGTTATGCTCATGCCACCTAAAGCAACAAGTGAGGACGATGAATAATGGCAAATGAAAAAGACCCCGTATCTAAGATGACTAAAGCTGCAATTTTAAAAGAGTTTGGACCTAAAATTTTAACACGCTTTGGAAAAGATGAACTTTCTTTTATTAAAGGGCAATCTACTGGTCCCGGTGGTATTGATACTTTGCGTTCTTATGTGCGTGATCAACCGCAAGCCCTGCGATAATGAACATCGATTTCAAAAAGTTCTCCATCAACAATGCCAATAGTTCTGGGTTGTA